CGTTGATACCTTCAGACAAAATGCTGTAGTGAAAGAGGATAAACTTCTTGTTACGATCCAGTCCCCACTGTTGCAAAGTCTCGAAGAATTGTTCACGGTTTACTTTAGTTTTGTTGACATATGCACCGTGTTTAGATGTAATGTGCATGACACCATAACCCTGTTTAGTGAGTTCTTCAATGATATCAGTATTAGACAACATATTCCACATTACACGGGTGGAAGGTGCAGCAACCAGAACTTTACTAGATTGTGTCTCTGTCAAGGATTCAAGGATCTCAACAACAGTTTTTGCATCAATCGTCGCGGCAGTATCTTTGCAACGAACAAGATCTGTCTCGTGTGCATGAATCTGTGGGGGAATGATAGAACCAGACTCAATCAATTCTGGTGCGGGAACGCTACAGATAACACCACCGTAAATGGTAGTATTGTCCATTCCATTCTTACCATTACCCTTTGCACGTTTAGGTGTAGCAGTAAAGAAGTAATTGAACTCACTGATACACATTGCCATCGTCTCAATCTTCCTGAAATGATGTGTTTGAGTGGAGTTATGTGCCTCATCACAATACATAACATCAACATCAATACCAGACTCAATGATACGATGCAGAGAATGGTATGTAGTGAAGATCATACGATGACAGACCATTTGCTCACACATTGTGTCAAACATTGTGATCCGTTCAGGTTTAGTAGTCTTGAAATGTTTAGTCTCTCCACTATGAACGTGTGCGGGAACAAGATCAGGACGATGAACACCAGGAAACTCAAAGAACTCCTCACAGAGTTGGTTTGCAAGGAGAATGCGAGGAGCAACAATAACAAATGTCAATGGACGGTTAGATTCATCCATACGACGCATTGCATCTGCAATCATAACATATGTTTTACCACCACCCGTGGGGATGATAATAGAACCACGTTTATGAGTTTTGATTGCATCGAGAGCACGAATTTGATGCGGACGAAACTGAATCAAAGTGCGGGTGTCGTTTGTTGATATAGTAATGATATGCGAAAATGGTCCAGAAGTCAACCCCCTGGACCATTAGTGTCTCTAATCAATTACCATTGCTTAGATAAAGTAAAGTTATAGTATGAGAATTGTCTTCGATAGATGAATTTATGCGTACCATATTGATTGGTGTGAACATAACCTTCATGATCACACTGTTCATCATTGACCATACACTGAACCTCATCAGGTGTCTGAACATTTGTCATTATCTGTTCTTTTGCCTTGATGATAAGTTTATAAGTGATACCCAATAAACCAGGGAGACAGTCAATATCTCTCTGTTCACGGATACATTTATTGACTGCAATACGATACTGATCTGATTGTTTCTTGTCAGGATATCTGATGAAGTTAACAAGTGAACTTGCAACACCAAGTAGGAAATCAGTCTTAGAACTACGAGTAGCAAACCGTGCAGAGGTATTTACAAACTTACACTTAGTATTGCTATGAGTCCATGCAACAAATTTTGCACCTAAGTCACGTTCAAAATGTGCAGTCATGGTCTTCATAGACTTACCACGATATGAAGTATGTGCAGCGATAATAACATTCTCAACTACATCTTGTTGAAACTTGTAAGTAATAGTGTTTGGTCTAAATGTATCTGTACCACCGAATCCGATGAAGTCACCTTGATATACACCAGGAACTCTTGGTAAGTTGTCGAAGCAAACGTGAAGGATTGATGCAACTTGTGGTCTATCACCATGATTAACTTCAATGTCATGGTGTGAATAATTGATCTTAATCTTACATTTGTTGAATACACTCTTAGTACCAACAAAGAATAGATTGTTTTCTGGATTATAACCCCATACGATTGCAGGGGCACCATCATATTTGATAGATGCAAGATACTCACTCGATCCTGATTGCAACAGATAGTTGATAACCTGTTTTGCAGATTGCTTACTATTGAGGATCATGTCCTCAGGGTGTTCGAGATGAGTGTTTTTCATGATCTAATCATTGCACAGATTCGGGTGAAAATCAAGGGGTGTTGTGCCAGTTAGTCAATTGATTTTATAGTTTAACTCCCATTGAAACTGAGGTCACATAAGTATAATCATTAAGTGTCCCATCTTGTAGACATTTAAGATGCCATCTTGTTATTTGAGCAACACCATCTTCCGTCGCACCAGTAATAAAGTTAGCACCTAATGGTAATTTAAGCACACTAGTATACAATCCAAATCTAGTCTTCTTGACGTAGAAGGCATCATCAATCCACTGAACATTTTGTGGAATATCTTTCTCAATCGTAGGATTAGAACCAAGAGAGTCTTGGAGTGTAGGCAATCGTTTGGTAGTAGTCATCAAAGAACGTAACAGTAATCAAAGTTAATAACAGTGAATCCAGTGGAAGAAGTAATCTCTTCTACAAGATCTTCAGAGTCAGTTGCTTCCCATGTTGTCTGTAAAACATCATCAACTAGTGCAACTTGCTCATCATAAGGTAATATACCCTCTGAATCTTCAAAGTCAAACTCAATGTCAATGATTCGATAATTGTTCATGGAAATGGTTTTGTTGTAGAGATGTTGTTTAATTAGACTCATCGTTTACTAGTTCCTCAAATTCCAGTTTATCAATTCCAGCAGTATCATCATCATGCAAATCAATCATATCAGTATCAGTTAGACAAGTCAACTTTCCAAAGAGAAAGTCAATGAACTCATGATCTTCTTTAGAAAACATAATCAACCTCCGAATAGTTGTTGTGCCAGGTCATCAATCTCTTGCATTTCTGCATGACGATCAAGTTGATCACGCATGGAAACTAATGCAGATTGTTGTAACTTGAGTTTGTCCATTTCTACGTTTAAGTAGTGAAGTTTGGTGTTAATTTCACACCGATCAAGACCATCAACCGTGGGCATATCGTACATTGTGTTGTTGATCTTGCGAGGTTGGTTGATGACTGTCATGAGTTGTTTTCCTTTGACTCTTATAGTATCGCATCAAACAAGACAAAAGTCAACCCCTGAATGATAAGGGTTGACTATGTGAGTGATAAGTTTAACTTATAGCGTTGGTACAAAATAACATAAACCTTCTGCAATATAATATTCTGCCATATCAATATAGAGATTAGGATTATAGTCTGGACCTTCTAAATCTAAATGCAAATCTGTGTCCAATAAGAACTGAAACAGTTCAACTTGTTCTTCTGGTGGTAACTCACCACACTCAAATGCATTGAGATAGAGTTGCATATCGACAGGCAGTTTCATAGTCATAGTGCAAGAATGTCGTCACTCAAACTTTTAATGTAGTCGCCAGGTTGTGTGGGAAAGTCACTCCAAGCATCTTCATTAAGTAACATCGTATCTGTTGCCTTGGCCAAGGCAGCTAAACTATCAGGTCTATTGCCCATTAACAATGACTTGAGTTCTCTTGATTTATTGAGTTGTTTTTGATGGTATTCAACCATCTCATCAACCTCAGATAGGATCTCATCATATACTCTGTTTGATGTTATGTCATCATCATTGATATAATCAAGAAGGGCATCACCCATTCTATTTTTTCTTTGTGATGAATAAGTCTCTTTGTAATCAAAGTCCATGGTTTTCTTCTGCAAAATTAATTTGATCCCAATAAGGTTGGTAAATGCACAATCCAACTGATCTTTGTGGATCTGGATTGCCAGTGTCTAACTGTAACACAACATACTGAGTATCAACGAATCGGATAAATCCTGTTCTTCCTTGATACTCAGCACGCAGTCCTTTAGTCTGCTCCATGTTCCTTGAAGTAGTCATCTGGTCCTTTTGTTAGTAGTTCAATAAAGTCTTCTTTGGTCCAGTTGTTGAATAAAGATTCATTAGGATCGTTCTCGTCCCAAGAAATTGAGAACGATCCATCTTCATGTTCATCTATTTTGATAGTCATAGAATCTTATGCAGCGACATATTTATTGGACTTCTCAAGGTTGTATTTTACAAGAACAAGTTGTGCATTTTCGTAGACAGTTAATCCACCTTTTGAGTGGGGAACAATGTGATCGATATGGGCAATCTCACCATTCTCTACATCAGTGATACTGATTTCTTTACCACTGATTGCACATTTACCACTTTGATCACTCCATAGTTGTCGTCTCCACTCAGAAGGAAAGAAACGAGTCTTATCCTTAGTAATAATCAAACCACGTTGTTCTAGGAGAGGAATGAACTCACCACGGAGAAAGTCAAGGCGATGCTTCATTTTGTAGTTGGTATTTGCACCGTAGAGATCCTTGAACTTACAAGAAGAACGACCAGTTTCATACATTGTAACTTCATCTCCCCAATACTTACCAATCAACTCAAGATAGGTCTCAAAATATGATTTGTAATCGAGTTTGTTGTTCTTAAAACGACGAAGTTCACCACCATCTTTGTAGATATCTACCATAGCACAGTATAGATCAATGACACGATTTCTTGCACCACCTAGTTTACTGAAGTCACCCATAGACTTCACGAAAGGAACAAAAGTAGACTCAAAGAATTTATTGAAGTCTTTGAACGATTGTTCAGCAATAGAATTAGATTCATAATCTGCATCTAATGTTTTAGGTGTGAACGCATCTACAACACCTTGATATGCGTAGTAGTTATTCAGAGATGCAAGATATGCACAGAACTTGTAGCGAATTGCATTTGACTCAAGAACAAATGTCTTTTTCTCGTTAGTCTTAACAAACAAGTCGCGATACTTGTAGTTAAGGTTACGAATCCAAGTGCAAATATCAGAGGTGCTACAGTTACGAAGTTCTTCAGTATTGAGGTTTTCGTTGTCATTCAGACGACGGAATAGGTCGCGTCGTTCCTCACGATTGAGTCCAACATACTCAATCATATTGATAGTCTGACTGTCGATAAAGTTAGCAAACTCAGGAAACTCTTCAACTATAGTATCATAAGTGTAATGATTCTCTTTGTTCAAAGTAAATCGAACTAATTCATCATTAATTGGAACAACATAATTACCACACTCTAATGCAATCTTATTGTCATACCAGTCGATGATAGTGTCAGAACGATTGCCACCATCAATGTGAATATAATCATAACCTTTTACGATGAAGGTCTTAATATGATCAACGAATTGCATCTCTTGGTCATTACCAGAAGACTTTGCAAGAGGTTCAAGATACTGGACAGATTTAGAGAGGTTGATAAGGTGAAAAGTAGAAGTATCGGAGTAACCTTGTGCAATAGCACTCATATACTTTGACTGTTTACCAGTGATATTTCTCCAAACTGATTCACGTTGAACAGTACAATCGCGACCAGTTTTTAGAATCATACGGTGAAAATTTTTAAGTGATGCAAAATTAATGGACTTTTGCATTACCTTACGTGTCTTCAACTCGTTCGCGGCAATCTCTTTAATCTTCTGAACATTGCTAGTCATGATAATACTCCTCGGAGTGTGGGGTTTGTGTCATCGTGGATCTGAATCCGTCCGACATAAGTAATATACATGAAAAAGGGGGGTCTGTCAACCCCCCATCGATAAGTATTTTTTATGTATCTGGATGGAAATACGTCCAACCAGTTAAGACATACTTATCTTCCGATAATGGCGGGTTTCCTCTGTGCATGTGAGTAAATCCAGAAGGCCATATAACAATAGTACCAGCAGTTGGTTTTATCCTTTGTGACTGATATAAGAACTCTGTCTCACCTCCTTCATGAACATCGTTGAGATACATCATCCAAACCAGACATCTATTAGCACTCTCAGCACCATTATTCTCGCAATGCCAGACATGATAACCACCTCCTGGAGGTGTCTTTTGCATCTTCAAAGTAGTATACCACTGAGGTACATTAGCACCAGAAAATACTGAACCATACTCAGCAAGTGCTTGGTTCAAAAACTCTCTAACAATATGAACTTGTTGATCTTCATCCTCAAACATGAGGAGATTTAAGTCAAATGCTGTATCAAATCTACCAGAACTACCTTCAGAAAATTGTTTATCTTCATAGAATGGTCTCATTGAACGATTAAACCCTTCAATGATTGTATTACAATTTGCTACAGGGAGTCTATTCTTATAAACTCCTACAAATTCTTTATATTCTCCAATACATTCAGTCTGGTTGTATGGAGTATTTACTGAGAAATTCGTCTTGGGAAAGAACTGTTTCTCCCAAGACTTCATTTGTGATTGGTCCATTTTCTAAATACTCCTCTTTAGTCACGTCAGTTTTTGTAAAATTCAAAGTCCTAGCACTCTCTAGTTTTCTTAAAGAGTTCTTATAAAAGTTAAAGTTATCGAAGGCGTCAAATAGACTCTTACCAAACTTATCTGTTGTAGATGGTGGAACAGGAACTGTTAGATTCCTGACTGATTCTTCACTATCCTCAGATGGTTCTTGCCAATCTCTAATTCTTTGTCTCCATGCCATCCATTCCTGTTTAGTTTCTTCAGACATACCACTATCAGAAACAAAGAACCAATCACTAAGAGTAAGAAAATCTACTTTAATAGTTGTAAAGTTAAATCCATTAAGAATATCATCTTCACATGCTTCCCTAACATCTTCAATCATTTGTGATTGTTGTTCATAAATGAAATTCAA